ATTATGTATCGCTCTTGAGAAATTTGTTTAATTTTATAGATGAGAATGAAACTGATTTGGAATACAAGAAAAAAGCATTATTAATTGCTGCTGAACATTTATACAGATCAGCATTTGTAATAGATCAAGAGATTAACTTTTTTGCGTGTATGATTTTACTATCTGATACTCAGCTCTTGGGCAAGTATTGTGCAGTATAAGTAGCAGGGTCTTTTTGACCTTCTGCAGGTTTAGAGGGAATTTGAACATTTACATCTGTTAGCTCTCTATCACCTGTTTCAAGTTTACCACCAACATCAGATAAATGTGTGTTAGATCTAGGAGTTAATAGTGTCTTGTCGTCATTCACTTTTACTTCTTCTGGTTCAATCTGAACTTTATTATCATATTTTAATTTATCAGGAACAGGTGGCAAATTGATACCATCATTTTGATGAACCAGTAAACTTGCAGGAACTGTGACTGCTTTATTAACATCATAGGTGCCAGGAGCAATTTCAGGTACTATTTCAATAGAAAAACTGTAACCATAGTTATCAGGGTTCCCGGCACCCATAACTGCCGGCATAGCAGACTTTACATTTCTTACTCTCAGATTCAATCCTGAATTAATGAGATCTTGAACTGACTGTTTAACAGAATCAGGCTGATTCTTAAAGAAGTCGTTCTTCAATGCATTATCAGCGAATCTCACTCTGTCACTAGTAAGGAAGCCACCACGTGTGTATCTCGAAAGGGTTGCTTCATAAAGCTTTTTAAATCTCTTCTCCATTTAAATTATTTATTTCAACAAGCTTATTATTCCTTCTTTATTTTTTTTATAAATAATAATATGGCTAACATTACCATTAGATCCTTGAATCAAAAACCTGTGGTTAGCCGAGGATTCACGTATTCTGACATAAAACTTGATTTAACGTTCGATTACCTAATAAACAATGAGCTTTTGCGTAAAAAACAGATTAAAGATGCAGTCAACAGTTTAGATTATGATGCCATCAAAAATAGCATAGCTAGCTTGTTTACAACTATACCTGGTCAAAAGCTTTTAAATCCTTATTTTGGGCTAAATCTGGTGAAATACCTGTTTGAGCCTGTCAATGAAGATATTGCTTCAAATATTGCTACTGATATTACAACAGGAATAGCAACATATGAACCTAGAGTTAAAATAAAAAATCTTGTTGTAGGATTCAGTATTGAAGGCCAGTATTATCAAATAGTAATGGAGATAGGTGTACCACAAATTAACAATCAATCTTTTCAGCTTGTAGGAACCTTGAGTAACTCAGGTTTCTTTTTAAATAATTAAATATGGCAACCCTCAATAACGATTATCAGATAAACACAGACAATTATGCAGCATTTGATGCTTTGTCCTTAAAGAGTTTAATAATCAAAAGACTCAACAGCAATACTGTGTTTACTGATCAAAATTTTGAGGGCAGTAACATATCAGCCATCATTGATATTATTGCTTATGCATACAATGTGCTGCTTTTTTATCTCAATCAAACTGCTTCAGAAAGCAATTTCAACACTGCTACTATTTACGAGAATATTAACAAAATTGTAAAATTAATTGGATACAATCCAGTCGGCTTTCAGACAGCTTTGTTACCGTTTAAAGCTTACGCTAACAATCAACTTGCTCCTGAGACATACACAATTCAACGGTATTCTTATTTTACAGTTAATGGTACTGTTTATAGCTTTAACAATGACCTGACTTTCACAAAATCTACCTCTGGTACAGAATATCTTTCTGACTTTAGTGATCAAAATCTTTTATACCAAGGAAGTTACACAGAATATCCTTCTTATTTTGCAATTGGTGAACCGTTTGAGATTTTAACAATAACTTCTGTAGATAATAATAATGCTAATACAATTATTGATAACTTTAATATTGATGTTTATGTGAAAGATAATACTGCTACAAAACCAACATGGGAGAAATGGTCACCTTCTCAATCATTATTCTTAGAAAGACCTAATTCAAAAAAATATGAAATAAGATTAAATGAAGATGGTAGATATGAAATTAAGTTTGGCAACAATGTGAATGGCAAACAACTTAATACTGGTGATGAAGTAGCAGTTTATTTTATTACCTCCAATGGCACTACTGGTCAGATAGGCCCCAACGTACTCAATGGTAATACATTGTTTAATTATGGTACAACTAAATTCAATACTATAAAAGTAGACACCACACCCACCAATTTGAGAATACTAACTCAAGCTGAGTTAAATCTCTTAAGTTTTGAAAACCCAGACCCATCCACACAATTTGTACCTGCTGAATCAGTTTCAAACATTAAAGCCAACGCCACAAACACATTCAAGAGTCAGTTTAGATTGATCACTGCAGAAGACTTTACTAATTACATATTAAAAAATTATGGTAACTTGCTGGCTTCAGTACGTGTTGTTAACAATTGGGACTATCTAAGCCAACATGTTAAGTATTATTTTGATTTGGGTATTACTAAGCCTAACTTAGAATCGAGAATACTTTTCAATCAAGTAAAGTTTTCTGATTCATGTAATTTTAATAATATCTACATATACTCTGTTCCAAAATTAGAAAAAATTACTTCTATTACCACAAGAACTAACTATCTTAATGCTGCACAAAAAAATCTTATTATTAATGATATAAACAAAACTAAGCTTGCCACTGCAGAAATTGTATTTAATGATCCTGTCTATGTGCAATTTGATTTGGGTGTAAGAATAATTAATGAAAGCTTAACCCCTGATATAACCAATAATTGCTATCTGGAAGTTACAAGGGAAATTACATCAAAAAGAAACCCTGAAGCTATTAAAAAGCAAATAGCAGAAATATTTACAAATTATTTTTCAACTACGCAAAACAATTTAGGTAAGTTAGTTTCATTAACAGATTTATCTAATAGCATAAACGCAATTGAAGGTGTAATAGGTATAAAGACTGTAAGAACAGAAGCTGATCAGACATACTCTACCCCGGGTATAAGTTTTCTAGCATATAACCCTGTATATCCTTATACAGACATAAGCATAGTGGCACAAGATACACAGCTTCCTTTCTTTAAATTCCCTTACCTTAACAATTCTTCCTCTTTTATTGATAAGGTGAAAGTAATTACACCCTCTATTCAACTACTTGAGAGAGAATTCTAATGGCTGAGCAGAAAAACTACACGTACGTTTATTTTGATATTAAAGACTATACTGGTCAAAATCGTCTCTCTTCATTTACATTAGATATTACACCTCTTACCTGCATTCCTGATTTTACAACTGCTACTCTACTATCAACAAATGCTTATCTCTCAAATAAGACCTTACAATGGGATTTCGGTGACGGTACAACATCTACTGATTTAACAGCTACACACGTTTACAAATGGCCTGGTAATTATGAAATAGTTTTAAATGTATTCGATAACAATGGGTTTGTATATGAGAGTCTGTATAAACCTACTGTTTCTATTTACAACTTTGTTGCAGATGATTTAAAATTTAAAGATTATGGCAGATTTATTTACGACGTACCAGCCAGTAAAATTATTGATCCATTAATTATTCAAAGAAGAAACAGCTTCCAGACTCTCAATTCTTTAACTGGTAGTAAATTCACAATTAATTTATATGCTTCAGGCGCTTTGGGAAGTTATATTGATATAAATGCATATAATAATGATAAATGGAGCCATTTACGTTCTCTCTCAAGATTTTATGAAAAAGTTAGGATAGGCGATGTTGAGTCTTATAATATTGTAACTTCCATTTCTACTATTGATACAGAAATTTATGCTAGATTAAACAATGGATTATTGGAAAGATGCAGCAAAGAAGATACTGGATCTGTTTTTGCAGGAACAACAGGGTATGCAGAAATTTACTATGTTGATGATAGAACTAAAAACTTTTCTACTAGAGAATCACCTATATTTGTATTTGCCACAGTCGATAATGCAAATTTTAATGACAGCTTTACATTTAAAAACAAACTCTTTGATTATATACCACTTCCTCCTGAAGGATTTGAAACACTCCAAACAGCTGTACAGCCAATTATTAAAGTAAGGCACAATCCAGCAGCAGTTCTTTCAATCACATCCAATGGCATAGATGGCGAAGGGGCATTATCAGCCACCAACTTTAATATTCCCAAAATAAGCTGGCAAAATACAGAAATACCTTTTGTAGTCAGAATGAAAGATATTGAAAATTACACAACAAGAACATACCCACCATTATCTTGCTTAAGAATAGATACAGGATACGACACAACAAGCAACTTGCTCACAACTTTTAATTTACAATTAGATTTAGTAAAAAATAATGCTGAAAGAGTCACTACTGCAAAATTTTACAGTGATTTTACTGAAGATATTCCACGTTCTATAGGGTCTTTCTATAAAGGATATTTCCTCCCTACTGAAAGCACTATTAACTGCAAAATAACTGCAGGAATGACAGTTATTGATCCTGTTAATTTTCCAAAAGACAGTTTATTGGCTTGGATATGCGAACCCAATTATCGTTATGTGCAGCGTATTTTTAAAACTAATATTTTTAACTATTGCGCAGGCAGCCTTGCAATTACTCTTTCTGGAACAGGCCAACAATTCCCAACATCTGAAAATATAAGCAATTCATACTGTGTAGCAGTTGCGCCTTCTGGAACTGGTATAAATGGCGACTATCAAGCTTGGATCGGTGATGCTGTAGCTAATGCTCTCTATAAGCTTGATGTGTATGGTAACATATTGTCTTCTTTTAACCTGTCATCTTATCCAGTATCTTCCATTATTGGTGTAAATTACATGGATCTTAGATCTGAAGTTTTATCCAGTGCAGCTCCTAATAGTATGGCATTAGATAGTAAAGGTGATTTGTGGGTAGCACTTTTTGATGCAGTCTCTTGTATTAAAATAAATTATGTAGATGGTATATTAAAGAATTATGCTTACCCTAATTTAACTAATTTAGTTTATTATCTTGGATCAGATTATAATATAGAACAGTTATCAGGCTATGCTGGTGAAGATACATTACTGCCGTCTTCTCTAGACACTGACGGAGATGATAATTTGTGGGTTGCTTATACTCACCCTGTATCAAATTTCCTTATAAAATACAACACATACGGGAGTATTCTCACCACAATTCCATTCCCTCCTTTGATATCACCAGTTGAAGTTGTGGTAGATAGAGACAGATTTGTTTGGCTAACAGCTCTAAATAATGCATATAACCCTCCTAGCATCAAAGATAGAAATGATTTAGTTTATAAATTTAATTTAGATGGAGTGCCAGCAATTAATTTTCCTGTTTCAGGTGTTAAGCTTGCAGGTAATATTGCACTAGATGGCAATCAAAATGCTTATATAGCCCATTCAACTGAAACGCTAACTAGAATTGATAAAAATACTGGTGCATTTACCAATTTTAATGCTGGTACTGGTCAAAACACCACCAACTATATATGCAGCATAGGCGGCATAGCAGGTGACACATCAAACTTCATTTGGGTTCTTAATAATTTTGATAAGAAAATTTATTACTTTGACGCATTTTTAAATACACAGCCTATTACATCTGTTGATTATCTGGATATTGACTTCCCATTTGTACCTGCATTCTTAACATCTGCATATGAAGAAAAAAGCTTCCAAGCATATGGAGATTGGAATGGATCAAGGTGGATCAACAAGTACATGATCCCCTACACTGTCACCCGATATATTTCTGGTGAATCAGCTACCTTTGATATATATCAAGACGGTGGCGTTGTTAATATTCAAAAAATTAATGAAGATGAAGCACTTA